TCTAACCATTTCCATTCAAGATGACCATTCGTTCCTTTTTCCATGCGATAGGTCTGCTCCAAAGGCTTTTGATTGAATAGAGAAGCAAAGAAAGAAAGTCCCACGTAGGATCCGAGAGATGTTGAAATCCATTTGGATGGAAGGGTTAAGATAGAGGCAACAGGTTGGAGCCATAACAATCCAGCAGCGAGAACACTATACCGAAAGTTGGCTCTCTCATTCCCTTCAGTGGACCACACAAAATACTCAATGAGTTGCATCAAGACAATCGTCAAGCAAAACAAGGTTACAGGAAACGAAAGTCCATTTTGATAGCCAACAAACACTGCTGCAATGCCTATCAAAAAAGACTGCAAACTGACTTCAGCGCTCCAACACATTCTACTTAGAGCCAAGATTCACACCCGTCCTGTGGAGTCAGAATTGGAGAGTTCACGAGGCTCGTGAATCCCTGCTCGGTTAAATAGGCTGTGACATTCTCATTATACTTCTTCATAAACTTACTCACATTTCTAGCAAGAACAAAGAGAGTCAGTTTGAAGGGATCAGACACGATGCTGTATTCATATTGATCATGTTCTACAGGACCCAGTTGATAGACCCAATAAGGAGCCCCAAATCCGGTGGTTTGAAGATGGACTGTGAGTTCGCCAGGCTTGGAAGAGTCTGTAGCCTCCGCCCACCCAAAAATCTCTCGTTCCGGACCTGTGACATTGTATTGGCGCTCTCGGTTCCATACGCTGATCGTATCATTTGGATACACAGCATAATCAGCAGTGTCGCAGTAGGAACTATTTTCAAAGGTAAAATCGACAGCCAGATCGGCATAGACCTGATACCATCTCCCTAGATATTGTGTTCTGTTGAGTTCAGTCACTTGTGCTTTAGTAAAAGCAAATGCAAAGAATGTGAGTAACGCTGCAATCATCTCTACAAAATTTAGAATCCAGACTTTAGATAGAATGGAGGAGTTTACCGAGGCTGAAAAAGCCTATCTAGACCTCTTTGAACGTCTGAAAGAAGAAACAAATCGAAAAGATGTAAGTGTTTTTAATCAGCCACTCACAACAAGGAAGGAACTCTTAGACACCATTGTAGTGAAGGCATCAGTGCGCCCTGTCTTTGAACTTGTAAGTGATTTAGGCCATAGGCGACTCAATCCTCAAGAATACTATGAAGAATCCTATCCTTTTTATACACTGAAGGAGGAAGCAAAGTTTTCGGATTTGCTTTGTTCGGCGATTGTTACCTATTTTCCGTCTCTGACACTTCCATCTTTTGATTCGTTACAATCTCCTCCTGATAAAAAATCAGATATCAAAGCGCAGTTTTTACGCCACTATGAACGAAGCATTGCTTTGTTACTCAAAGGGCCTCCTCACGCCAATGAGCATCAAATTGACGAAGTGAAAAAAGAACAGTGGATACAAGCTCAAAAGACAGAGAAACGGAGAGACTTGGCGCGAACACTTGTCGAAAAGACACTCTATATTTCTCATTCAGATCTTTTACAGAAAATAAAGGAGTCTGTTGAAACTGTCAGGACAACCCTTCGTGAAGGCCCTGTTACATTTCTTGTCACAACACCTGATAAATCAAACTATTACATTGCTTTGCTTTTTTATCATTACTGGAACCAGGCAGGCTTACCCTTAGACAATGTAAAAATCTACATGGACGAGGTAGTGCCTGGAAATATTATCGATATTGATGAAGCAGCCTATTCTGGAACGCAATCAACAGGAACACTTGCAAAGGTGTATTCTATCTTTGTGACACGATTCAAACAGCAGTTAGATATCTTGAATATACCCACTCTAGAATCCTATAGAAAGAGCAGTAACTTTTTGCCTGTTGCTCTTCTTGAAAAATATCTGTCAGACAACAACGTCAACTATATTGTGCTTCGCATGTTTTGCTCAGAAAATGGAGTGAAGAAACTTCTCAAAATGCCGCCTGATTCTGCAAGCATTAGTTTCTTTCAACCAAGACATGCTGTAAAACCCCCTTTTTCACTCGTGATTGGACAACTGCTTCCCTCTCCTGAAACCTTGTTTGGAAAGGAAACTGCAACCAAAATTGGGCTTCTGTTTGGAAATCCAGACAAAACTCCAGCCTCTGCCGCCTATTTTAATCATAAAGTTGCGGATATGCCTTCCACCTATCTCTATGCATACGCATATGGGGTTGTTCCTGACAAGATCCTAGTTGACCCCCGTGAAGACTGGGGATATAATCGAGATCCTCTTCCTGAACGGTATTTTACTAATCTTGAAGCAAATCCAGCTGGAAATACAAATGCCTTGGAGTTTCTTCCATTCATTCGGCATTGTGGAAAGAATGAACGGTTGATGCCTCGGAACCGCAACCATCTCTTTCCTCCTGAAAATGAGAGATTTTCAATCAACGAGAAAAACAAAGAACTTTCTCAAGACTACAGATGTCCTTACGCTTGGTATAAACTGATTGATTATGAAACAGGAACATACACGCCACCAAGTCTCACTGGAGGAAAACGAAAAACCAAGAAACAAAAAAGGAAGACTAAAGGGAAAACCAGATCTCATTCTAAATAGATGGCGTCCAGCTCACAGTCTTTTAAACGACCCGCAGGGGATATAACGACTCTTCTTGATTTGACGAGTCGCGATATGCAAGACAACTCCTACTTTCCTTTGACAGCACGCTCTTCCTGGTTTGCCAGAAGTCCCGATCGACGCTTCACCCCGTTTGTTCCTATCTCTCAAGATTTCCAATACAGAGGTCCTGCTGCGTTTGGACAGAAGTTCACTTTTGATATTGCGTCCCAAACCTGTGGCGACCTCTTGACAGGGGCAGTGATGGAATTACAGTTAACCAGTTGGCTAGATCCTACGACGATTTTACAGTTACAGGGAGAACAATATGAATATGTCAATCCACAAACAGCATGGTATTATGCCAATGCTCTGGGACAAATCCTCATTCAACAGGTGGAGTTAGAGATCGATGGCGTTGTCATAGAACGAGTGGACGGCGACTTGTCTGCAGTCTTTGCTTCTCTCTACCCAGATCTGAATACACAATTTGGACCTGGCGCTGATCATATGTGTGTCTTTAGTGTCGATCAACTGGCTACTTGGCCTCAATATAGACCCTATCCCACAGAAAATGGCTATATTCGCTGTATCTTCCCTCTTTTTTTCCAGCGTATGCGCTTGAAGGAGGGGTTTCCTCTCTTGGCGTGTCGTGAAGGCACTGTGAGAATCAATGTGATTTTGAGGCCGTTTACAGAAGTTCTGAGACAACAACGTGGGTTCCGTGACAGTTGTGATTCCACTCCTATCAACATTCCAATCCAGTTTTATAACAAAACAGTGCCTTTCTCACAGATTGAAACTGTTCAGACACAAGAATCAGAACCTCTGCTTCAAAATGTTCGCTTATTAACCTATGGAGCCATGTTAGATGGTTCTGTGAGAACAGCTATGCTACGACAGCCTTTTGAAATCATGCATCGTGTTGTGCAAACCTTCTTCTTTGAAGAACCTCTCAAATATGTCGTAGCGAAGACAACAAGTGATGATGTGATTCGTGTTCAACTACCGCTAGAGGCAAATCACCCGATTGAAGAGATTGTTTGGTTTATCCGACGCAAGGACGTCAGAAACAACAATGAATGGACAAACTTTTCCTCTGTTCTCAACTATCAAATCAATACGACCTTCAATCCAAGACAAAGTATGCTGGTCTCCGCCAAAGTTCAAGCCAATGGAATCGATCTCATTGAAGCAGAAGGGGAGTATTTTCGACAACAGATTGCGAGACATCATAGAGGCGGAATCGTAGCGTATAATGCCTTCCTCTATGGATATCCAATCGCGAGATCACCAGGTGATGTTCACCAACCCTCAGGCAGTATCAATGCATCCCGTCTTCAAAGCCTCCGATTAACTCTTGATGTGAGACCTCCTCAAGGACCATCAGGAGCAGTCGCATGGGAAGTGAAGGTGTTTTGTATGAGCATGAACTGGCTACGCTTCCAGAATGGCATCTGTAACAAGATGTTTACAGACTAAAATCTTCAAAAGAGATAGAATGCCCAACAACACTAACAGAAAAAACAATGAAAACAACTTGAGTTGGTATAATGCCAACTTGTTCCGAGGCAATAACAACAATAGCTTGCCAGATCCCAATGATACAGATGCCTTTGTCGCGAGCATTCTTCGAGGAGATGTTGGAATGGTCGTGTATTACCTAAATGAATCAGACGACGTGAACGATGTGGACAATGAAGGATACACGCCTCTTACGGCGCTTCTCTTCAAAGCATCTCTTTTGCCGCAAGCGCAAATGCCGTGGGAAACGCAAGATGCTATGCTTGATCTATTTATTCAAGTCGGTGTGGATTTGGATATGCCTGATGCCCATGAAACACTTCCCATCTTCTATGCTCTGTCTGCTGACTTTCCAGTTGCGCAAAAGTTGTATAGCCATGCTGACATACAACAGACACGATTTGAAGATCATGTAAACTTGCTTATGGCTGCTGCGGGATTAGGATTGGAAGAGTTGATTGTGTATCTCTATCCTCAATTTGATCCCAATTCCAAGGACGATAATGGAGCAACGATTTTCCACCACGCGGTTCTTGCTGATAGGACGACCTTTACACGCATGGAGCAAATTCACCCTGCGAATGTCATTGAAGTGTTATGTGGGTTAGGAGCAGATCACACTCTACAAGATAACTTTGGAAACACTCCCCTCGATCTAGCCTACAACCTTGGTCGATATGATCTTGTTCTTGCTCTCAAGCGCTGTGGTCGTCCTCCATCAGACTCAAGGAAAATCAAAATCCAGTTTGGCGATACAGAAGAACCTCAACCCTTTTACGTCTATCTATCCGACACAGTTGAAGATGTGAAAAAGGCTCTTTTGTTTGACAAATACAGAGATTTCCATTTTTACTTTCCTCGATTTTATAAACCCGAGGCGAGAATCATGGAGAACCAGCGCGCCTTCTCAGACTATGATATTCGCCAAGATGATCTCATCAAAATCATGCCCAAGTTGAAGGCAGGATTCAAAGGAGGGAAATCAAGAAAAGCGAAGAGGTCCAAACGCAAATCCACAAGACGTAGATAGGAATCCCCCTAAAGAGGAATCTTCAGAATACACGATAGAATGGTTGTATCCCTTCTACGGGTGATTTATACAGGTTTACAGGACGAGCGGCTTTTGCCACCCAAAGGAAAGCCAGCCTATGAGTTTTTTACAAAAGTATTCATTAAAGCAGGCCGTTTTACAACAGAATGGGTTCGCCTGGATTTTGATACACGACCTAACTTTGCCACACAAGCCTCCCTGACGCTACCACGGCAAGGACATCTGATTACACGCCTGTATCTCGTAACTACAATGCCTGATATAGTTGGTCCACAGTTACTTGCAAGAGCGGCTGCTGGCTCGAATTTCGTTGGACCTACCTTTGGTTGGACGAACAGTTTAGGACATGCTCTGATTACTGATGCCACAATCGATATTGGAGGTGCTCGGATTGAACAGATTACAGGTCAGTTAATGGAGGTGTTGGACGAGTTCAATACTCCTCTCGAGAAGGTCACGACTGTCAATAGTCTCTTGCCTCGAATCCAAAATGGGTTTGGTCCTCAGAGTATTGGGTGGACCGAACGACCGACAGTGGCTGTAACCCCTCTTCCCTTTTGGTTTTCGAGAGGAGATCCTGGTGTCGTGTTTCCGATTGATGCTGTAGGTGTGGATCAAGTTCGTGTAAACATTAACTTTGCTCCATTGGCAAACCTATATGTAAGCTCGGCACAACTTGACATTTCGACTGTAAGAGAGCCTGCCGCTGGTTCTGCATATTTTCCTTTGGTGAACTCTCCTTTTTATCAATCGGGTGGTGCCAATCCGACACCTGTCTTTGGCTTGCAGGGAAATCCAACCCAATCTCAGTTGGTCTCGAAGATTGGAACCATTACTATGGCCCCTTCTTATACACTGGGAGACACCTATCTGCTCGCTGAATATGTGTATCTGGATAAACCTGAGGCCAACAAGTTCCGCATCTCCGATATTCAATATCCGATTCCTCAACATTATATCTTTGAACCTGCGGATACCAATGGGTTGAGTCGCATTCAGATCCCTCTCCGTATCCCAAATCCTACACGAGATCTGTTTTTCTATTGTCAGCGTGTAGAGGCTCTTGCTTACAATGCGAGCTTTTTAGCGTCACGGGACTTGAGTGGTCTAGGTGTTACAGTTGCCCCGTGGTGGCCCAATGCGACAGGGTTGGATCCTGTCAATTTAGGATTTTTACAGGCAGGGTTTTGGAACAGAGAATCTGAACCGTTGAACTCTGCTGCCTTAGTCTATGAAGGAAAACTGTATCGGTTTAACTCACAGTCACCCTCTGTGTTCCGAAGTTTGCTACCTTCGTATGAACAGAAAAAATCACCTTGGATCAACAGGTATTATTACAATCTGACCTTTGGAGCCCAACATGTTCTGTTTCCTTGGTCTATCCCGACAGGAGAGGCCAATCTGGACAAAGTGGAAAAAGTGGAGTTGCGCTTGGAACTCCGACCCTTCCGAGGCTCTATGGATCCTAACAATGTTCCTCGCTATCGTATTCTCTGTTTTGCGGAAACTTACAACATTTTGCGCATCTATGGTGGTAAGGCAGGTTTGCTGTTCCAGTATTAAACAGAGAGAGACTCTGGAACAATGATTACAAAGCGACAGGCAGGAGACTTATGTGCATCTATCACCATAGTAATATTAAAGTTGTCTCCCAGAGCCTTCTTCAAGGAAGGAACAATCCGCGGTGCGCCCTTGTAGCTTGTCAGAAGGTGCTTTCCATAGGAGATATAGGAAGGATTTCCTGTAAAGAGGAAATAGGTTCCTGTAATCGTATCGACATGATCAATGTCGCCATTCCACTGCTCCTTCGTCGCTCGAGGGAATGTGAGAAGAGGAGCAGCAACCTCTACAAGGTCTGAACCATTCCGAATCGCTTCCTTCACTGCATCTCCAAGTGTCATCTTGTGTGATGTTCCAACAATCGTCTGTGGGTTTGTAAGAAGGTCATCGATCACAGTTTCGATCTCCTCCTCCGCAAGATGCTTGAGATTTTGAATGCGGGCTAGATGCTGATCAGGGTAGGAGAGACCCATAGACTGACTCACTTTCTTCATAAAACGAAACATATTTCTTGCGATCCTATCGCAAGAAAAAAGATTCAAATTTTCTTTCACTTCGCTAACAAATATCGTCCATAGGAGAACATTTGTCTTAGAGCAATCTGTTGAATCGGATCAAAAGATTTAAACAGACTGTCGAGCCAAGCAACAATACGCGGCTTCTTCTTGAGACAGGCATGAAGGTAGAGCTTCTGATAGATATATTCCCAAGGAAAGTTTTCATGACTGTATTCAACATAGTATTCTTGGAGACCTTCTAGATTATCTTTCTCAATCATTCGTTTACAATCTTTGAGAAAGCTATCCATACTACTTTCAAGTTATAAGATTGTTTTAGACGACAGGGTAAGAAGCATATTTTGCAGAAGAGCTAGAGTTCATTTTTACACAACCGGGTAAAGAGGTTTAATTCTTTCGTTTGGAGACTTTTCGTGTCTTCTTTTGCTTTCTTCCACGGGTCTTTCTTTTTCTTCCACCATAGGAACCCCATATGCTCGCTAAAGGCCCTTGTCTCTGTTGAGCTTGTCCCTGTTGAGGTTGTGCCTGCTGTGGTGTTTCTAATTGTCTTGCTCCACTTAGAGTTATCAATACTCTATATCCATTTTTACTAAGAATAAATGCGTGTTCGCCTCTATAAACATATTCACATTCACCCCCATTTAAACTCAATCCTGCTGCCGTCAAAACGCTATAGAGTTGATGTAGCAAATCAACAACATTTTTATGAGGTGTATTTAATCTATCATATTTATTTTTCCCAAAGACCCACCTTTCTTTTGCACAATCGTGAACAAGACTAGCAGCTGCTTGCACATTATCGGCTTTTAAGAGTTGTGTTATTCTTACAGAAAGATTCTGAAAATTACTACTACAAAGAGCTGCTTCGTGATACTGTTTAGGGGGCGCATATTGAGGCTGTCCAATGCTTTGAATAGACGTCATTTCTGATTGAGTTGGACCGGGTATACGAGATAAATTCTGCCTTCTTTCTTGTGTCCGTGTCCGAACATTTTCTATAGTATGACTTGCTGAAGGAATTGGTCGAGGAAGAAATCCAGCAATAGGACCTGTTATAGGCATAGGCTTCGCTTCAGAACCATATATACTTGCCCAAGGAGATTGATATTGCATATTCTATTCTTTCACAAGATTTTTTTACACAACCGGGTAAGAAGCGACCATCTGGATACCACACTGGCCCGAAGGGTTGAACTTCGCACCACGCCCCAGACGAATGTAGCCCTTCTCACCCCAGTCAGCACCCCAAGAGTTCTTCACCTTGTAATACTCCTTCCCACCATCAACACCATACCCAACCGCAAGAACACCGTGGTCTAGCTGGGTGCCGCATGTGGAGTCCATCACACCACCAGAATAGAACTGGAAAACAGACTGGTCAGCTTCTACAGCGACCGATACAGGCTGCTGAACAATCGCCGTCTCCAGAGCGAGTTCATTGTTGGGCGCCACATCTTTGAAGCCAGACAGAGTCGCAGCCACAGGCTTGCCCTTGGCTTCACAGGTGTTCGGGCCTGTGGCAGTGTAAGGATAGGCGTCTTCCGTCGTGATTCCCTTGTTGTCAATGATATACTGGAACGCCTGGTCCATCAAGCCACCATTGCAACCCTGGTTGCCCTCAGGAACAGAGCAATCCACCAACTGCTGCTCGGAAAGAGAAGGGAGAGTGCCATTCGAAAGGAACCAGGCACCTTCCACAGAGCCCGTCGTGGAAAAGGCCCAGCACGATCCACACTGCTCCTGATTCTTGATAGGGGTGACAGCGCCCTTGGTGGTCCAGTCCACAGACGTAGGGTTCGCAGTCGTATTGAACGGGCCGACAGCAGAAGAGCGGAGAGACTTCTTGGGAACGCGGATTCCACCGGTAAAGCGAGCCTTGAATTCCTCTGCCGTGAGATCAGCAAACTGGTTGATACCCATGGTCCAAGAGAGATTCAGAGCGTTGTGAGCATTGATCTTCTCCACATTGGCTTCATAGATAGAAATACGGTAATCGCGCTCCGTAGGCTCATAAGACTTGCCATACAGGTCAGCCCATTCGTTAAAAGAGGGTTGTGTTGAGCAAGCCGCAGCAAAAAGAGTGAGGGCAAGAGAGAACATCTATGTTTTTGCCTTTGATTTTTTGTTTAGGCGGTTTTTACCAAAGAACCATCTGCCCATACAGTCTCTTGTCTCCCATCAACCTGCAGAGAAGTTTGAAGGTCTGCTCCTGCTCCTCCGTCAAGAACGTCTTGGTCTCCTTCGCCTTCTTGAGAGCCTCATACATGGAGCGACCCCTCTCCGTGATCGCCACCAGCTCCTGCATAGGTGGAACTTCAAGGGCCTCACCGATCTCCTGCACCTCAATCTCATTGTCGCGGTAGTCCGTGAGGCCATACACCCAGAAGTTCTTGGTGTCCCAGGGAGCTCCAAACTGCTCACCCTTGGGTCCACGAGTCATGACAATCCACCCCGTGTCGCCACACGCCTCATACTCGCCGTCCTCCAGAGAGTTCATCTCCAACTCATGAATGAGTTCCTCCTTGGTCTGATCGGTGTTCACAACCATATGGATCGCAAACTTCTTCTTGTCCCACTCGGCCGCCACCACCTCGCCATCACAGAGGACAGTCTCCACCATATCCATCGCATGATTCTGCTTCACATGATTTTCCACACTGTTCTTTGCAAAGTAAGCCTCTGTCCGCTGAAAGGCCTCATACTGCTCCTTGTCCTCGCCTTCCTCCATTGGAAGAAGGTTCCCATCATCATCATACTCCTCCTCCACATCACACTGCTCAGGTGTGAAAGTAAAGTTCAACGTTACCTTGTATTGCTTCATCGTGTCCGATACACAACGGTTGGGAAATCAAAGTTCAATTTTTACTTCCTACACAAACCTAAACCTTCCCATCAACAATGTCTAGATGAATTCGATTACGATTGACAGCAGCGACTGCCGCTCTGATCTTTGTCTGCTTGGGGCACAATCTGGAACAGACAAGAGTCCTTACAATAACTATGGCCATCGTCACCCCTATACCGCTCCGTATTCTCTCTTCTTGGAGCCTTTGCGAAAGAAGCAAATCAAGTTTGTAGAGATTGGCGTGTTTCGAGGAGCCTCTGTGTTAACCTGGCGCCGCTTCTTTGAGAGAGCTCGAATCTATGGATTTGATTGCGATCAAGCTAACTTGGACTTTATCGCATCTCAGGGCTGGCCTGGTGTGTATCTCCATACAATGGACGCAAGCGATCCCAAAAGTATTCATGAAAATCTTTCAACGTTCACACAGGACGGAGAACTCTATGATGTTATTTTGGACGATGCGTCTCACAATATTGATCATCAAGTGGAAGTGATTCGCACGGGGATCCACTTTCTCAAACAAGGTGGATTGCTGTTTGTCGAAGACATCTTCCGCGACGCTGACACTGAAAAATACGAGAAGGTTCTCAATGAAATCAAGCATCTTGTAAGTTTTCACACATTTATCATCTGTGATCATGAACAGCGGTATTCACCGGGCTGGAACAATGATAAGATTCTTGTGTTGGTAAGAGCATAATAAGAAAAATGGGAGGACCCATTTTGTCTCCACCTAGTCCCGCACCTCCTCCAGTTCCTCCTCATCGAAGCTCTGCCTCTCCTCCTCAAGCTCATCATCATAGGCAGGCATTGGAGACTCAGGCTTGGGAGGGAACATTTGGGAGCTGATCTGCCACCTATAGTTCGCCTCCTCCGCCTCCCATTCACGCCGCTTCCACTCCTCCTCCTGCTTCTTTGCCAGGTGAGCACTGCGGACCCAGTCCGAGAGGGGGACCACAATCGGAGGAAGGTTGATCTTCGTCTCCTCCTCCGTCTTCACCTCCTCGTCCTCCTCGTCACTGTCCGCCATCAACTCGCGGCGCTTCTTCTCCTCCTCCTGCTGCTTCCGCTTCTGCTCCTGTTCCCTCTTTCCCTGATACGAGTTGCGAATCCAGTCAGGGATAGGAATCGAGTAGAGAGGCTCATCATTCTCCACCTCTACAATCCCCCGTGCCCTTGCTTCCTCCTCCTTAGCAATCACCTCCTTGACGCGATCCGCAAGGCTCGTCTTTGTCTCCTTCGCGCCCCAGGCAGGCTTGGGCTTGTTCGCACCCGGACCTCCCAACTCAGGGAAGTCGTCCGCCGTCAGCACCTTCTCCTTTGGAGGAGCAGGCTTGCTATAGGGATTGTAGGGATCCCCACCCGTCTTCTTCCAACTCTGGTAGCCACCAGATCCATTGGACCTGTTCGTGCGGCTGGTGTTGGAGCGCCCGTTCCGTTGGAACGGATTGCGCTCGGTAGTGGTGTTCTCGCGATAACTCATTGCAACTTGGCTCATTGTAGCAACATATAGACTCGTTGGAGTTAAACTTCAATTTTTTTTCCGCATACAAAAATTGGATTGTCCTTTTGTTGTATGGTGAAGATAAGATGACATCGTTAGTTATTGTTGAAAGTCCTGCCAAGTGCAAGAAGATTCAGGGATTTCTCGGACCTGGTTGGCAAGTGATTGCTACCATGGGACATATCCGAGCTCTTGAAGAAGATATTCAGGCGATTGGTATTGACAAAGATTTTGAACCTTCTTACCGATTCCTCCAAGAGAAAGCCAAGGCCATTGCGTCTCTCCGAGCTGCGGCAAAAAATGCCAATACGGTTTACCTTGCGAGTGACGATGATCGTGAAGGAGAGGCGATTTCCTACAGTGTCGCTCTTCTGCTAGGTCTGAATCCTCAGACAACTCCTCGCTCTGTCTTTCACGAAATCACAGCCAAGGCTGTTCGATCAGCAGTAGAGAATCCGCGTCGGATTGATATGAATCGTGTGAATGCACAGCAGGCACGGTCTATGCTCGATCTCATGGTGGGATTCACAATCTCTCCTCTTCTCTGGAACTATGTCGGTCCAGGACTCTCAGCAGGGCGGTGCCAGACTCCTGCGCTTCGTCTCATTTGTGAACGGGAACAAGAGATTCAAACCTTCTCAAGCACAACTGTTTGGAAACTCAAAGGACAGTGGCAGAAAGCCCCCTTTGTCTTTGAAGCCACACTGAAGGACGAACTGGAAGACGAGGAATCAGCTCTCAACTTCCTTGAAAATATTCATTCGGATTCTGGTGGCACCATTCTCCAAGCTGTCACGAAACAGTGGTCAGAAGGGGCACCCAAGCCTCTCATCACAAGCACGTTGCAGCAAGAAGCCTCTGCTCTCTTCAGTTCCAATCCAAAGAAGACAATGAGCATTGCGCAGAAACTGTATGAAGCAGGGCATATCACTTATATGCGAACGGATCACCCGATTCTGAGTGAAGAGGCGATTGGAGAAGCACAGGAAATGGTGAAGAAACTCTGTGGAGAGACTTACATTCAAAAGGTGGAGGCCCCCAAGAAGAAGAAAAAGGACGAATCAGGAACCAAAGGGCCTGAAGCCCAGGAGGCACACGAGGCGATTCGTCCAACTCACTTTGATCTTCAAGAGCTTCCTTCCAATGAGGACTGGGATTCACTAGACACTCGCATCTATAAACTCATTTGGAATCGCGCTGTTCAAAGTGTTATGGCCTCAACAAAAGGCGATGAACGAGTTATGACCTTTGTGGCAGACGGGGATCCTGGAGAGTTTCCATGGGAAGCAAAATGGCGACGCACAACCTTCGCGGGCTGGAAAAAGATTGGCACGGCTCTTGCTCAACTCGATGAAACGGAAGCCCAAGCGGAGGCCGATGCTGCCCAAGCTGTTTGGATTCAAGCTGTGAGCCTGAAAGAGGGGGACAAAATCAAGTGGAGCTCCCTGGAAGCAGCCCCTCAGATCTCCAAAGCTGCGCCTCGCTACAATGAAGCCACTCTGGTTCGTGATCTAGAAAAGAAGGGGATTGGGCGTCCAAGCACCTATGCTTCTCTTGTTTCCACTCTCTTTGAAAAGAAGTATTCAGAAAAGAAAGACAAGCCTGCGCAACAGATTCAACTGAAGCAATACAAGATTCCGTCTGTTGGGGCTTGGCCCCCGAAGGCGGAACTCGTTACAAAGTCAGTGGGTGCCGAGAAAGACAAAATGATTCCGACAGCTCTAGGACTCAGTTGTCTTCAGTTCTGTCTGAAGGAGTTTCCTACTCTCTTCGCCTATGATTTCACATCACACATGGAAACACGACTCGATAAAGTGGCACAAGGCCAAGAGTTCTGGAAGAATCTCTGTCGTGATACATGGAACTCTTATAAGGATCATCTCCAAGAACTCAAGCATAAGAAGGGTGGGTCGACTCAATCAGGACCCAATCCCAAAGTTCGAGAGTTTGGTGATGGGTTGAAGGCAGTGTTGGGAAAGAAGGGTCCGATTCTTCTCCGAGAAGATCCTTCAGGAGCCAAGGAGAAAACGGTCTTCTATGGGTGGCCCGAAGGGAAAGGATTCCATGATCTGACAGACCAAGACGCGAAGGCATTCCTTTCAGCAAAACAGCAGCCCACTTCCTCAAACTGGGGAACCTTTGATGGCAATCCTATTGTAGAAAAGAAGGGTCCGTTTGGAGCCTACTTTGAGTGTGCGGGTGTTCGTGTTCCGATGGGTCCGGGTGAAACTCCTGAAAGCCTCCACCAGAAGTTTCAGCAGAAACTAAGTGCGAACCAACACTCACTCGGTTCGTTTGAATTCCGCCAAGGTCCTTATGGAATGTATATGTTCAAGAAAGCCGCAGGTGGGAAGAAGCCTGCGTTTGTGGGTCTTCCAGAGGGTCTCGATCCCAAAACACTGACACTGGAGGCAGCAGAGCGAATCTACAAAAATGGACTTGAACAAAAGAAAGCCGCGCCTCCTGCTCGTGGTGGGTATCGCGGTCGCGGTGGCCGAGGCGGTAGAGGCCGCGGTGGAGGACCAGTATCTCACTAACCGCGTAGATTTGAAAAATCTTTTTTCTTGGTAGAATGTCAGGGCAAACAACTCCTACGCAGATTCGGTCGAGAGCTGGATCCGATCTATCAGGTGGAGTTCCTCCTCCGAAGAAGTTTCTTAACGGGTGGACGAAGCAGCAGGAGGGGTTAATGGCGGAATGGGCTGACAAGGCAGGGTGCTATCGTTGGCTTCATGATCGTTGTGAAAAGAAGTTTTCAAGACACAATATGTTTATTACAATTCCTGTTATTATTCTTTCCACCTTGACAGGAACAGCCAACTTTGCGATTGATGGCTTTGTTCCAGCAGGAGATGATCAACTGAAAAAGTATGTTCAAGCAGCCATTGGAGGTGTCTCTATTTTTGCTGGAATCTTGACAACTCTTGGCAACTTCTTACGATTTGCACAAGGGTCTGAATCGCATCGCGTAGCAGGTATTGCATGGGGAAAGTTCCAGCGTCAAATTGCTGTTGAGTTGGCAATCAATCCAAATGATCGTATAGATTGTATGGATTTCTTAAAAATCTGTCGAGCTGAACTTGATCGCTTAATCGAGCAATCTCCACCGATTCCCGATGATGTGATTGCCGAGTTCAAGAAGGAGTTTGAAGACAAGAAGGACGTGAAGAAGCCCGAGATTTGCGATGGTATGGAACACACAAATGTATTCCGTGATACCGCGACACAACTGCGTCATATTTCTTCAGAGGCTGCATTGACGTTGATGCACAAGAAAAAACTGTTGCGTGATGAAGTTGTTCCTGATCTCAGCAAAATGATTCACAAGGCTGTCACAGAGAAAATAAGTGATCTGTCAGGAGCGATTGTAGATATCTATCAACGGCAGAATTCTCCTGATCAGTCTCGGCGCAACTCGGTCGTTATAATGTCCAATCCCATGATGAAATCTAGTCATAATATGCTAGATTGGAAACGCAAACAAAAAGAAGAGGTGACGAACACCAGTTCGGATGTTCATATTGAGATCGTTGGATCTCCTTCTCTTCCTGAGAGCCGCACTGTAACGGAAGCTTAAATTCACTACGCTACCCAAAGGCTGCTTCGCTACCCAAAGGTGGCTTCGCTACCCACACAGGCTCCGCATCTCCGCATAACTCAACTTCCCCTCCGCAAAGCGCTTCATCGCAGACGCCTGCTCATCAATATCTGGGATTACAGCTCGAATCTGCGGGTTTGCCTGGAGCATCTGGGTGAACGCAAGGGGATCCATTTCGCCCTTCTGGGCTGCCTTATGAATCACTTGATCCACGACAGCTGCGGTCTGGAACAGATTGTTCATCTTAGTGCTTGCTGGCTCTTTCCGCTTGCGCTCCTCTTCCTCCTTCTTCCGCTGCTGGTCCTGAATGTTTTGCGCATAGGCGTCCCAGCCATTCTTTGCGATAAACTCCATCGCTCGCATCGTCATTCCATAGGAGGAACCGCTATGCCCACCATACTCCATGAAGATATCAATGTCCTTCATCTCTGGCCAGTCACTGAACATAAACCCCTTGGGTCCAGGCACATCAGGGCGGCGAAGAAATCCCCACTTATTCGCCTTCGTCACCGCCTTGTATGCGTCGTCCAACATCTCACGCTCCCAGTCACTAATCTTGAGTGACTTGAAATCTCCTTCAGCAATTGTCATTGTCGTGTTCGCCATGTTACCACACCATTCCACTAAAAAGAAGTTTTGTTCAATTTTTTTAGCCATTACAGTCTCCTGGACAGACCCAATCTCCACAGAAAGGTCCTGGATGGCATGAAAACTCCTGGACCCGTTGGGTCACATAGGAGATCCACGCACGCTGAATAACATACGCTGCACGATACTTGTTCATTTTGGTCAAGAAAAATGGGACCCGCTCCGGATCCAATTTTTCTCCACCTTTCTCATCACGGCTTCTCGATCCCACCCCCATTTGTCCGACTCATCAGAATCGCCTGTGGCTTCTTCTCCTCAGAAAGGGAAGGCGAATCATTGCTCAAGCCCGGATTCAGCGACTGGAGGTATGCGCGGCGTCCATCACGGAGTCGAGGAGGCTCGACATGTGCCAGATAGTCGTCCTCGTGATCTGCTGACTGCCAGCATGTGCTGCAGAGACTGAAGCTGCGTCCATCGAGGTGACAGAATCGGTTTGTTGCTTCCTTCTTCTCACAGTCCTGACACATGCCCTCTACGTGGTCGTAGTCATCATCATCACCCTCAGGCTCTGCCTCGGGCTCTGCCTCAGGCTTTGTCTGGAGCAGACTCTCATAGACAAAGCAGGCTCTTGGGATCCCCGCATTCACCAGCTCTGCGTCTGTAATCCCCTTGCTGTCAAAGGAACCGCGGCAGTCAAAGCAGAAGCAGTTGGGGCTGGTGTAGTCATAGCCCTCCTGGTCTGGGAAGCGCCCCTTCGTATCAATGTTCCAGCACTGCACATCACGGTAGCCAGTGAAGTCAAACTCTACAGCAGGCTTTCGACTCAGACAGCCCACCATACCCGCCTCCTTGCGGGCCTTGCGGTTCTCAAGGATCTCCATTGGAGTCACTTGCTTGTTCACGATTGCGGTCATTGTTGCGGTCATTGTTGCTTTTGTTCCACACATTTCCAAGTTGGAACCACCAATTTCAATTTTTCCCCCCTTTTGTGACAATCGGGTTCGGCGCAAATGACTTTTTCAGAGTTTGTGTTTGTCTCCCAATGGGGTCTTTTCTTGGAGGCATTCCTGCTACAGTATACATCACTATACTCGGTTGTGAAGACTCTTCTTCCCCTCCTTTCTTTGGAAGGTCAAGACCATACACCGCTCTTGCTTCTTCAATACGATGAGACGTCATTGCCAATCGTTTCTTTCGTTTTTCTGTTAAGAGTTTCGTTTGATACCATTTGAGAGCCCCAATAAGGATAACAACGCCTCCAATCCCACCCAATGCCCCCGCAATCGCAGGAGTTGTTGTGTCCACTGCTTGCGCAGCATTTCTCGCAATCAACGCAAGATCAACACTTGGTGCAGCACTTGGTGTTGGTGAGGGTGTGGGTGTCATTGTTGGTGTGACACTTGATGTTATGGAGGGTGTAGGAGTAACAGATGAGGAAATACTGGGTGTAATGGAAGGCGTAGGAGTCGGTGTGCGACTCACAGAAATACTGGGTGTAGGTGATTTTGAAGGCGTTGGAGAAGAGGTTGGGGTTGGAGAGGTTGAAGGCGCTGAATTCAACCGAAATGAAACAGAGGTTCCAGTATAGGCATTTTGACCCACTTCTTGAACAGAGATTTGGGCTGTATAAGTTGTAAAGCCGCTTGGGTTGAAACTCCGTGGTAAAATATAGTTTACAGTTACATTTCCAGAGACAGGTATATTTGAGAGCGAAGATCCAACTGTTGTTCCAAATGTACTTCTGACACTGATACTTGCCAAACCAAACTGGGCTTGGCCTAAGCCTCTCCAGGAAACTGTCAGATTCCCATTATCACACAACAAGGTTTGCCCAGAAGTTACAGCAGCATTGTTATTGACTAAACCAATGTTCATAAGTTTGCTTTGAATCACTGTAATCCTTTGTGCTGTAGTTGTTGTTATAACCGGTGTTGAGGGTAGATTGAGCGTTACAGACAGGTTCGTTCCAAGCATATTGCTGTTATCGGATAATCTTACAGCATACTGCTTTGCTGTAATATTTACACCTGAACCTGTCGTTAAAACACGGGATCCACCATTTGCTGTATATTGAATCCGAAGCCATTCATCAGGTTGGATATTAGAAGAGTCCCATGTTATGTTGATTGTTTGGCCGGTATAAAAAGTAAAAGGAACTTGATCCCATTCAATCAGCGGCTGAGCCTGTATCTGGGCATTCAGTATCGTAGCATTCATACAGAAATCCACATATCCAAATGAAGGCTTAAAAAATCCACATTCTCCATATGTTTCATCAGTTAGACACCACTCTGTTGATTCTGTGTTCCAGTCTGGTTTCAAAGAACAGCCAACAGCGACTGCAGCACTCGCATTCGGAGTTGTAACTGTCGCTTTTGTTCCAGCACAACTACAGCCTGTATCACTTGTGATTGTTGCATCAGACACAAGGAAAAAGGAAAGAAGACTGACAAGAGCCCACATCTCCTCTTCTTCCTTTTTTCTTTTTAACTCAGTTCTTCTTGCAGTAGAACCGCAGGTCCGCATTCTTATCTGCAGATAAGAACTCCTTGGACTTCAGATTCACCCACGCCACCGTCTCAATCTCCTCAGGTGTGCTCGAGCTCTCCAGAGAAATCTGGTCACCGGTCCGACCAAAGGCGTAGAGATAGTAGGTTCCGTAGCGAAGACTAATCTTCACATTCACAGGGCGACCGTTGAGGTCAATCCCCGCCTCCTCTCGTGCCTCCCGAATCGCACCCTGGTAGTGCGTCTCATTGCTCTTGCGGCGCCCCTTTGGGAACGACCACTTTCCACCCTTTCCCTGGACGAGGAGCACTTGGCCCTTCGCGTCCACACAAATCACACCAACAACGTCTTCCGTATCACTCATTTTGCTTCTGTCACTGACGACTTCCCACATTCGGAACATGAGCAATCAATTTTTTTACTCTTTACAGTCTCCAACCAACCATCCAAGATTCTATGTTCTTCCTCGGTAAGAGTTGAGCTCGACCAAAAGGAACCACTAGGATAAATATAGACATTGCTCTCTGATCCTGGCCTCACAACAGCAAGTTTTAGAATACTTCCACATGCTGTTCCATCAGTATAATAATAATCCAAAGGCGATACCTTCTCCACTCGGAAGGAAAGTTCGTTAGCAAGAAAGGGAAGAGAACTTTCAATCAGTTTCTCCATCGAAGTCATTTCTTGTTGTAAGAAACAAAAGAAAAAAATCAATTTTCCCAGGAGAGCAATGTCAATTGGTGAGTTTCTGCTAGGTGAATACAAGTTCCGTTTAGGGGAAACTATTTTTACACTGCATAAAGATGGGGCTCCTTCCTTTACCCTTCGGGTAGGTGTGCTTCCCTTTGGAAACAATGTTCAAGCCTTGAATATCCAGGTTCACTCTCCCGATCATGCGACAGTCGAGACTGACAAACAGTTGATGCGTCTGATTTATTACAATGATAACAATAGTCCTAACGGCCAGATTGAAGTGTCTATAAAAAGCGATGATCCCGATGGTATACCCTCCTGGTCAACTCTGATGAATGATCTTCCTGCTCAAGTGATTCGCTTGGGAATCTCGATCTTAAATGGCGATGATGATGTTGAAGCTTATAGAGTCTTGCGTAACAATGAAGGACATATCATTCGAAATGCGAATGATCCTGCGCTGGCGAATCACAATGTTCCCGTTCCTGTTGCCAATACCAATGGAAACAATCCCTCAGGAAATAATACGGAGGGTGGAAGACGGAGACAGAAGAGATCAACACGATCTTTACGAAGAAGACGTTACATCCACTAAAAATTCCTTCACACCTCCTCCACCAGAATCTCATTCTGGCGGTAATCAGACTCACCATACACCCAGAAGTCTGTCATATCCCAGCCGTGAGTCCCTACCTTCTCTTCATTGACACCCCGCGTCCAGATCTGCCACCCAGAATCCCCTGCGCCTTCATAAATACCATCCTCCAGTGACTCATTACGCAGAGTCTCCTCTATCTCTTCTGCACTCAGGTCGCTCTCCACGACCATCTGGATCTGATACTTGCCAGGTGTCCACTCTGCGGACTTAATCTCCATGTCCACAGGGTAGAGCTCTTCAATGAATGACTTTGCTGTAGACTCTTTGATATAGGCGATAACGTCGTGCTTCTCATAGTAGGCCTTGGTGCGTGCATGCGCAACCTTCTTGCGCTCATATGCTTCCTCTTCCGTCTCAATCGCCTCGCCATCTTCATTCTCCATTAAGACAGCGCAATCATCCCACTCAACGTCATTGACGTCGTTGTGGATAGTGGTGAACGTGAAGTTCAAGGTGACCTTGTATTGCTTCATCTTTGCTTTGCCTCCGCTTTGTTCCTTTGTGGAACAGTTTGTCCAATTTTTTTGGTGTATGCTGCTATTCAAATACCTAAACCATGAAAAAGGGAGGATTTTTGGTCCCTTTTTCATGTTCCACCTCACTCCTCCACCTTCACCAGCGTTCCGTCCGCGTTGATGATCCCCTTCTCCACAGCCTTCTTCGACGCCTTGAAGCGCAGGTCCAGGCCCCCGTCCGAGCGGGCGATGAGCTTGGAGACCTTATACCGCTTGTCCAGCGTGCCGTCCGCCTTGAAGCGCGGCAGCTCCTCGTCCTCTGAAGAGTCGTCCGCCTCCTCCAACTCTTGCTGCGCTGCCGCCAGCCGCGCCTGGAGAGCCTGGATCTCAGCCTCCAGAGCATCTACCTGGTGCTGAAGGGCCTTCTTCTTTCCCTTTTGAGTGGGAGAGGGGGCAGATGCGCTGGGGTCCTCAGAGTCATCACTCTCCCCACCCGAGCTGCCTGCGGCCTTGCGGCGCTCTGCGGCAGCCTTCCGCCCTGCGGCCATCTTGGCCTTCTGCTCGTCAGAAAGGCAGCGCTTGGGCTTTGCCTCCTTATTCCCAGTCGTCAGCATGATGTCGACCCCTTGGGTCTTCACCACCAGCGTCACCACCTCTTGGGTAGTGGTCGCCTCAGCCTTGTTGGTCTGCTTGGGCATCTTCTCTTGCTTGCTTGTTCCACACAGCCTCCTCCCCAGCAAGCGTAGAATTCACTTTTTTTTGGCTTTATAGCCCTTCATAGAGGCTTTTTATAGGGTCTTTGAAAAGCATAGAAAAAGGGCCTGAAGGCCTCCTTAGCCCATTCAATTTTTACTCTTAATTGAATGGCCTTTTGGGCCGCAAAAAGGCCTTTTAGAAGGCCTCATTTTGGCTCTATTCAATTTTATTCCAAAAGGGAAATTGCCCTTGCCAAGAGAGCACTGCTAGCCCTTCAATTCAGGAAAAAAATTGAATGTCTTTTCCTGGCATTCTGGGAGTGTGGTGTAGATGTGTCCTACCTAGCCCACGGGGGGATACGGAGCCTATGATGGGAAAGTCAAGCCTCAGAGGGGTCCTCTGGGGTAAGGCTACTAATCTGAAAGGGGATTCTTGGGGCTTATGCTTATGAGTATATAGGCATATTGCTCGCAAAGAATCCCCTAGGAAGTGGCTAGAGCTAGTCACGAAGGGAAGGGAACCTAATAGCTTCTTACGAGGCTGTTCCCTTTTTCTTGGAGTCAAAGGGACTGGAAAAATTGAATCCAGCACCTACCTAGGGATTCAGTGGGAAACCCTATTGTTTATGATGTCCTTGCCTAACCGCACCGGGCTGGATATCTATTAGTGTGCGGGCCTGGAAGCCATCTGTGGTGGTTGAAAGGCGATACTGATGGGATTAGAAGGGGTTCTATAGGCTTTGGCAACGAGGCTGAGCTGCTTTCTAGGGAGAAGAATGGGTAGGATAACACCTACCTATTTTTCATCTATATATAGCGATTAAGATAGCATTCGAGCATATATATGTGGATAGGCTGGAAAAAAATTGAATCATGGAGGCCCCTATTTTTGGAGGTGTGGAACAACAGCAATGACGACAATGGCGAACAACAGTGATATCCTTTCGACTATCCAGGGCCTCCGAGCAATGCTCGAGACCCTTGAGGCTCAGGTCACGGGGACCAAGGTGGTGGCAGTGCCAAAGGCACCCATCGCTGAGAAGCCCAAGCGACAGGCCTCTGACGCCCTCAAGGCGTGGAACGCGTATGTGGACAAGGTCAAGGCGGACATGCTTGCCAGTGGGTGGACTCACCCTGAGACTGGAAAGCCTGTGACCCGCAAGGACGCGATGCAGGAGGCGAAGGCCCGTCGGGACACCGATCCTGACGCCTACAAGCCCAAGCCGAAGCCTGTGGCTGCAGCGAAGGCTGCTCCTACAGACGGTGAGGTGAAGGCCGAGAAGCCCAAGCGCGTCCTGACCGAGGAG